CCGGGTCGGGGGTAAAGCGGGCATCCAGCCAGCGCATGCCGCGCGCGGCGTCGACCACTGTCACCGTGGTTGAATCCGGGTTGACCGTGCCGGCGCCGGTGATGATCTGCACCGTGCAGGCGTGCTCGGCGGCGTCGAAGCCCTCCACCAGGGCGCGCACGCGGATATCCTCGCTGGCGGAGCCCAGGGTCAGCTCGCTGCTGACGTGGGTGAAGGCGGTGCCGAAGCGGCGCACCGTGAACTCACTGTCATCCAGGGTCAGCCCCGGCATGAGGTCGGTGGTGCCGACGAACACCAGGCGCAACGGCAGCAGGGTGGCGCTGTCGGACAGGGCGACGGCGCCGCTGGCGCCGGCGCGATACCAGACGCCGGCGAGCTGGTACTCCAGATGAATCTCGCAGCCGGGCGGGGAGTAGCCCTCCCACAGCAGATCCAGGTCATGGATGCCGCCGGCCAGTTGCAGCGGCGTCAGCGCCACGCTGGCGCGGGTGGCGCCGAAGCGGGCGAAGTTGAGGCGCAGCATCAGGTCCTTGCCGTCGGCCGCGCTGAAATAGGCGCCGTCCTGGGCATAAAAGAGGCTGCCCTGGGTGTACTGGGTGCCGTCCACCGTGCCAACGCGATGGGCGCCGCCGGTGACCAGCACCAGGGCGTAGCGCCGCCCCGCCGTGGTGTAGACCGGGCGGCTCCAGGTGATCTTGTTCCAGCCGGCGCTGAGGTTGCTGGCGGCCAGCGAGGCCCGCGCCACCACCGCCGTCAGGTCCGGCTGCCCCAGGGCGGTCTCGGTCAGCAGAACATTGAGGGTGCCATCCGCCGCCGCGCCGGTCAGGTACAGTTCCACCGAGGTCAGCCAGCCGGTCTGGGCGCTGAGGAGCGTTTGCGCCAGCACCGAGCCCTGCACCGTGTGGCTCGTGGTCACGCGATCCCAATAGGCCTCCTCGTAGGTGTCCAGCCAGAACTGGGTGAGGCGAATGGTGCGGTTGTAGATGGCGGCGAGGTCACGATCGCGCTGATCCACCTCCCAGGTCTCGCCGGCGCGGCTGAAGATGCCGCTGACGGGATCGTAGCGCCCGGACTGCCACCAGGAGGCATTGGTGCAGACGGTGCGCGTTGCGCCATAGCGCAGGCGCGTCCGGGTCATGGTCTTTTGGACCAGGCTTTCGGTGCGGTACTGGTACTGGTTGATGGTCAGCTCGCCGGTGCGCGTCTCCAGGCGCAGGCGCGCCACCTCGCTGTAGGCGGGTAGGAGGAAGCCGTCGCTGCTGGCCGTGACCGCCGGATCGAGGGGGTTGACCAGGCTCAGCTCACCCGTCGCGCTGGCCACCACCGGAAAGCGCACGCCCTCCTCGGTGAGGGCGTTGTGATCGCCGTGGACGGTGTCGGTCTCATCCTCGTCGAGGAAGTGATCGGCGGCATAAAAGACGTAAGCGTCCGGCAGTCCCAGGCGCTCCTTGACGCCGGCCATGTCGACGCCGAGCTGGGCGATGTGCTCCAGGGTGGCGCGGCGGCGCAGCTCGTCGGCCAGGCCCGAGATGTCGCTGGCCAGGGCCGCCAGGCGCGGGTCCATGCCCAGAATCCAGCCCTCGGCGGTGAGCAGGCGCTGGTTGACGCCGTGCAGGTTGGGCAGCAGGTTGGTGGTGGCCAGCACGACCTCCTGAATGCCGGAGGGGTTGAGGCGCACCTGGGCGATGAGGGTGTAGCCGGTCGGCGGCTCTGGCCGTTCCGGGGTCGGGCTCTCCAGGCCGCTGGCGATGTGCACCACTGCCACGCGGTCGTTGCGCATCGCCACCACCGCCGGCTCCACCTCGCGCGTCTGCAGGTCGATGAGGAAGTCGCGCGGCTCCAGGTTGGTCTCCTCCTCCTGGCCCAGTACCGACACCGCCAGCCATTTTTCATCCTGCAGCGGCAGGTAGGCGAACAGGCTGGTGGTCTGCGCGGTGGCGAGGGCATAGACCTGGCCGCTGGTGCCGTCGTACAGGCGCCCGGCGCTGACCGTGATCTCGGTGGCGGAATAGGCCGTCACCGTCAGGCCGGTATAGAGCTTGACCGGCGTGATGGCGTCCATGGTCAGATGGGCCCCCGCCGCGTCGGCGTAGTCTTGCAGGTTGTTGAGGTCGGCGGCTTGCAGCTCTTGCCGGTCGCGAAACAGGACCAGGTTTTCCATCGTTAGCCTCTTAAATTGATCGCGCCGGCCAGGGCCTGGCCGGCATGCAGGATGCGGCTGGCCCGCACCGTCTGATGTTGCTTGGTATCCACCAGCACCCGCTGATGGGGCACGCGCATCCACTCCAGCGCCCGCAGGGTGCGCTCGATGCGCGCCGCGCCATCGCGCGCGGCCAGCGCCCCGGCGCCATCGCCCAGGCAGAAACTGCTGGCGCGGCGCGGCGGCATTTTGAGCCACAGATCGGCCTGCCACGGCGGTACGCCCAGCTTGGCCCGCCCCAGATAGGCGCTCGGCGGGCGCGTGTCCGCCGCCACGTCCGGGTCATGCAGATACTGGCGCCGGTAGAGGCGCGTCTCGGTGTCCGAGCGGGCGGTGTAGCAGTCCCCCAGGGTGGGCCCGCCGCCGGTGCGTTGCAGCGCCCAGCGCGTGCCCTGATAGGCATACTGGGGCCGGTCGCCGACGCAGCAGGTGCCCGGCCGCGGGGCGCGGGCGGCGACGATGTCCACATCGGTGGACAGCGGCGCAAAGCTCGGGCGGGTCTGGCGGAACAGCAGCACGGGCACGCGATAGCGATAGCCGCGCTGGTCGATGTGGTATAGGCGCGCACGCGCGTCGCCCGCCGCCGGATAGCCCGGCAGGGCCTCGCCGACGTGCAGGCCGTGCGACTGCCCCCGCCGCGCCACCGTGACCACCGCGTTACCGGCGCCGGTGTCCAGGCGCCATTCGATGGCGGTCAGCTCGGTCTCGCGGCCCTGGTGGACCAGGGTCGCGCGCACCGTGGCGCGCGCCAGGGCATCGGTGCGGCTGGCGTAGTCCAGCACATAGCCATGGCCGAGTTGCAGCCCCGTCGCGGTGGCGCGCGTGCGCCGCGGATAAAGGCGCAACTGCGGCTGGCGCGCCAGCCAGGCGGCGCGCGACGCCGGTGTCCAGGAGCCCAGGAACGATTTAGCCGGGTGGGCGTCGATGCGCCGCACCGCGGCGCCCATGAAGCGCGCCAACTCGGTGAAGCCCGCCCGCGTGCCGATCCGCCCGTGGAGCGCATGACTCCGCCAGCAGATGGCGCGCTGCAGGGCCTCGCTGTCTGGCCAGTAGGGCACATCCTCGCCCCAGCCGAGCCAGGGCAGCAGGTCGGCGCGCAGCCAGTAGGGCTGCATGAGGGTGCGCAGCCGCTCGATGCCGGGGTCGAGCGGGCGCATGACCTGCTCCAGCGCCTGCTCCCAGGCGCTGCGGTGGGCCGGCAGCAGGCTGGTGGCGGCCGCCACCTGGCTGGGGCTGGTCTCCGCCGTCCAGGCGGTGAGATCAAGGCGTTGCCAATCAGTCATCGTGCACCGCGGTGGTCAGCGTCGCCCCCGTGCACACCGCCAGTTGCCCCGGGCCGATGGCGATGTCCGCCGCCGGGCTGGCCAGCACCACGTCGCGCACGCCGGGCACCAGCAGGGCCTCGTGCAGGGCGGCGCGGTGGACATCGACGCGAAAGCGTTGCAGCTCCACCAGGCGCGCCGCCAGGCGGGTCTGCGCCGCCGCCAGCACGCTGGCCGGGGCCGGGCCGCGCGGCAGCACCAGGGTCGCCGTCAGGGTATAGGGCACCATGACCGGCAGGACCGGGCGAATATCGGCGCCCATGGGCGCGATGGCGTCACTCAACAGCAGGGCCGCCACGGCGCGAAACAGATCGCTCTCGGCGGCCATGACGAAATAGGTCCAGCCCAGGGGGCCGCTGCTGGCCTGGGGATGGCGGCCAAACAGCGCCGTGCCGATGGCGGCGGCATCCTCCGTCACCTCACTGGCCAGGGCCTCGTCGCGGATGGCCAGGGCCACTTCCACGCGGCCGGGAGTGGTGCTCCACACATCCACCTGACGCACGCGCAGGTCGTGCGACAAGGCGTGATACAGATAGCGCTCACGGCTGCCGGCGCTGGCCACCTGGTGATAGGCGATCTGCGCCCGCTCGCGCAGGCGCGCGTCGCTCTCGCCACTCAGGCGGGCGCAGGCATAGCGCGCGGCCAGGTTGTCCAGATCGGTGCCCCGCGCCGTGGCCAGCATATTGGCCACCGCCGCGGTATTGAT